TAGGAACGATGCTATGTTTAATGTAGCCGTATTAGCTAAAAAAATTAATCCAGATCCTGTTATGTATGAAGAATGGACCAGAGAAATGATGGGAAAAGTTTGTAGTGAAAAACTTCATCCAAAAGAATTACAAAATATTTTTAAAGGTGTAGAAAATAAAGAATATGCTTATAAGTGTAAAACCTCTATCGCTAGGATGCACTGTGTTTCTAGTGATTGTATAAAAAGAAAATTTGGAATAGGTGCTAATGAGGCTCTTCCAGAGGTTGGTAAATTATTAAAAGTTAATTCTTATCCTGAACCGTATTGGATTTTACCTATACAAGGTAAATCTGTAAGGTTATCAACAAAACAATTATATCAACAACAATTATTAGGAGAACAACTTTTAAATTACGATATTGTATGGAGAAGCTTAAAACCCTCTAAAAGAGACCCAGACCCTTATAAAGATTGGTTAGAGGAACTCATGACTAATAAACAAGATATGGAGGGATTTGATGCTCATGAAGAGAGAGAAGATGTATTTAATTCTAGAATATCACAATTTTTAGAAGACACAGAGGACACTACAGAATTTGATCAAATAGACTCTGGTAATGTCTGGATAGATAAAATTGAAATGAGATTTAAATTAGAAACCTTTAGAAAGTTCATGAAAAAAATGGGGTATAATTGGTCAGAAAGAGACTGCACAAGATTTTTAGAACAAGGTGGTGCACAACCTAAAAAGAAATTTCAAAACATTGACACACGTCATTGGGTTGTTAATTTACCAAAACAAACGGAGCATAAAAATAAAGATGTCAAGTTTACTAAGAAAAAAGTTGCATGGGAAGACAATTAAAATTTTTGGTCCTCCCGGAACAGGTAAGACTGAAAATTTATTAAAGAGAGTTCAAATGTATTTAAAAAAAGGATTTGAACCTGAAGAGATTTGTTACATATCATTTACAAATAAAGCGGTGGATGAATGTGTTAGCCGTATTAGAAAAAAATTTCAAAATATAGATGAGGATAGATTTAAATACTTTAGAACATTACATAGTTTAGCTAGACAGCAGTTTGCTGAGATACCGGTTTTAGATCCTAAAGTAGATTTATTAAATTTTCATACTGAGTACGGAACTATTAAAGTAAATTTTAAGGAGAGCTGGGACGACCAGAAAGTTTACAATAATTGGTCCTTACAATTATACGATCGAGCAAGAAATATGAAGGTAGATCCAATCTCATTGTATAAAAAACAAACTAGAAAAGGGGTACGTTTACAACAATTTAAATCTATTGTTGCAGGGTACGAGGACTTTAAATCAATGGAATTGGAGAACGGACAACGGACACCGGACAGATTAGATTTTACGGACATGGTAGAAAAATTTGTCGAAGACGGAGGACAATTACCCATAAAAGTATTAATGGTAGATGAAGCTCAGGATCTAACCCCGCTTCAGTGGGACATGGTTGTAAAACTAGCAAAGAATGTTTGGAGAGTTTACATTGCAGGGGATGATGATCAAGCTATTTATGAATGGAATGGTGCTGACGTTGAACATTTTCAAACATTTCCGGGTCGTAATGTAATTCTTAAAAAATCTGTAAGATTGAATAAACAAGTGCACTTTTTTTCTAAATGTCTCCTTTTAGGAATAAAAGATAATCGAATTGAAAAAGAATTTTACTCTAACCAAAAAGAGGGTGAAATATTTTATTGGAATAATTTAAAAAAAGTTCCTTGGGAATTAGATGGGAGTTGGTTAGTGTTAGCTAGAATTAATGATGTTAAAAGAGAATTACAAGAACAGGCAAAAGAGTTATCACTTTATTATCAAGATGTGAAAGGTAATAAATCATTTGAAGTAAATCAATATCAAGCTATTCAATATTGGGAAAAAATATGTGAAGGGGGCTCTATTAATAGAGAAGAGGCCTGCATTATGTACGAATATTTATTAAATATAGATCATGGTTTTAGATCTCAAGAAAGCAAAAGATGGAGTTTTGCACATTCAAATCAAGTGTTTAATTTTGATGAATTACACCTTAGATGCGGTATGAGAGAAGATAAAGGAAATTGGCTTGATATTTTTAAAAGAAAATTTAAAGATAGAGATAAGCAATATTTTAAAAAACTTATGCGGGAAAAGATTGATTTATCACAACCACCAAAAATAATTATTGATACTATACATCAAGTTAAAGGAGGTGAAGCAGATAATGTGGTGCTTTCTAGTAAATGTAACTTTCCATCTCATTTTGAAAAAAAGAATAGTAAAGAAAAAGCTAAAGAGTTGAGAGTTTGGTATACCGGGGCCACTAGATCAAAAGGTACTTTACATTTGTTGGGTACTTATCATCAATACAATTTTCCATTAGGGAAATATTATAAAACTTATGAGGCTAATTATGTTTAGAAAAATAATAATAGATGCATTAGAGGACAGATATAATGCGCAAATATCTGAGGCAGAGGCTACAATTAAAATTTATTTAGAAAATCCAGTGGCGATAGGAGAGCATCCTCAACATGTAGATGAGGTGGACAAGTTAATTGAGAAAATAGCTACAGCTGAAGAAAAATTAAAAGTAATACAGGCATTTAAACTATGAGTGATAAAGATATGTTTGAAGAGGCTTTCCCACAAGATAAGCAGATTGGGGGGAGTCACTATAAATTTTTTGAAATTCAGCCGTATGAATTTATATCCAAAAATAAACTTTCTTTTTTTCAAGGTAATGTAATTAAGTATGTGTGTAGATATTTATATAAAAATAAAATTGAAGATCTTCAAAAAATAAAACATTATTGTGATTTAGAAATTTTACGAATGAAAAATGACAAAAAAAAATAAAAATGCACCTTGGGCAAATATGCAATTACTCACATCTATTAAGGAGTCTCATTTTAAGTGGTGTAAAGATAATGGAAGAGATATTACCTGGTACAAAAAAATAAAAAATGAAAAAAAAGAAAAAATTAGTGCAGTGCGAAAAGTGCAATAATGATATTGCAATAATATATTATGAATATTGCGTGTTTTGTGCAGACTGTGCCCTATTAGTGCTTGGAATTCCTTTCAGGAAAATAATGGCGATTGAAGACAAAGGATTAAGTAAAAAAATACAATGACAATTGGATATGGTTTAGGAATGTTAGGTGTTGGAATAATTGCATTAGCAATAGGGGGCACCATAGCATTTTTAATTATAAAAAAATTATGACTCATCAATTAAATTTTATTTACAATGACAGTGACTGGACTTGTCCCGCTGAATATCCTGATTTAAGTAAAGCTAAAGAAATAGCTATAGATTTAGAAACAAAAGATTTAAACATAAAAACTAAAGGTGCAGGTTGGGCAACTTTTGACGGTGGGATAGTTGGATTTGCAGTGGCTGCTTATGATCAACAATGGTATTTTCCTATTCAACATGATGCAGGAGGCAATATGGATTTAGGCATTACCACTGCTTGGATGCAAAATGTTTTAAAAACACCTGCAACAAAAATTTTTCATAATGCAAGTTACGATGTAGGTTGGCTACTAGTAAATGGTTTTGAAATTAATGGACCCATAGTTGATACCATGATTGCGGCCGCCATAGTAAATGAAAATAGATTTAGTTTTAGCTTAAATGCATGTGCAAAAGATTATTTAGGTGAAATAAAAAACGAAACCTTTTTAAACGAAAAAGCTAAAGAATGGGGAATTGACCCTAAAGGTGATCTTTGGAGACTGCCTGCGGGCTACGTAGGCTTCTATGCAGAGCAAGATGCAGGGTTAACCCTACGTCTTTGGCAAAGGCTAAAATCAGAGATTGCTAAACAAAGTTTGAATGATGTTTGGGATATGGAAATGGAATTACTCCCAATATTAATAGAGATGAGAAGAACTGGAATTAGAATAGATGAAGATAAAGCGGTGCGTCTTAAAAAAGAATTTAAAATTAAAGAGTCTGAATTGTTAGGAAAAATTAAAAAACAAACTACTATTGATGTAGATATATGGGCCGCTCGTAGTGTTGCTCAAGTTTTTGATAGATTAGGGGTAGACTACCCACGGACACCGAAAAGCGATGAACCCAGTTTTACCCAAAACTGGTTAGTAAATTGTAGTAACCCGATAGCGCAACTAGTAAGACAAGCAAGAGAAATAAATAAATTCCATTCAACATTTATAGACTCAATTCAACGTTATGTTCATAAAGGTAGAATACATTCTGAAATAAATCAACTAAGATCCGATCAAGGAGGAACCGTTTCCGGTAGATTAAGTTATTCAAATCCAAACTTACAGCAAATTCCTGCACGAAATAAAGAATTTGGAGATAAAATAAGAAGCTTATTTTTACCTGAAGAAGGGAAACAATGGGGTAGCTTTGATTATTCACAGCAAGAACCTAGACTAGTTGCACATTATGCGGCCTCAGTAAATGCTAATTTCACCGGGGCAGATGATTTTATTAAATCCTACCAAAATGAGGAGGCAGATTTTCATCAATTAGTTGCAGATATGGCAGGAATTTCAAGAACACAAGCCAAGACTATTAATCTTGGTCTATTTTATGGTATGGGTAAGGCAAAATTATCTAAAGAATTGGGTATAGATAAAGATAGCGCTGAAAGACTTTTAATTAAATACAATGATAGAGTGCCATTTGTTAAAAAACTAGCGAATGAGGTTACCAACAGTGCTTCAAAGTATGGCTTTATTCGCACAGTAAGGGGTCGTAAATGCCGATTTGACATGTGGGAGCCCGCTACCTTCGGAATGAATAAAGCAATGCATTATGAGGAGGCCAAGGCTATTTATGGAAACAACATTAGAAGGGCTTTTACTTACAAAGCTTTAAATAGATTAATTCAAGGATCAGCGGCGGATCAAACAAAACAAGCAATGATTGATTGCCATAAAGCAGGTTTTAAACCTATGTTACAAATTCATGATGAATTATGTTTTTCTGTAAATTCAGATAAAGATGTAGATCCAATTAAGAAAAAAATGGAGTCTGCTATCGAAAATTTAAAAGTCCCTTTTACAGTTGATGTTGCATTAGGTAAAAGTTGGGGAGAAGCTAAAGAGTGAACATGATCCGGCAGTTTTTATTTAGTTAATCTCTTTAACTTAGTTTTATATTTTTTCAAATAAGTTAAAGTCGTTTTGTTTTTTGTTTCCCACTTTTTTACCAAAGCCTCCAAATGTTTTATTTTCGCAAGCTTTTTATCTTCAGGTGTGTAAACAATTACCTTTTTTTTCAAAGTACCATTTAACCAACCTTTGAATTGCACATATTTAATCATGTTTAATTCAAGCTCTGCTTGTTGGAAACAGTGATGGTTCAGGTTTGGTCTTAACCATTTATGAACCATGTGCGATACATCATGGATTAATCTTCTCCATCCATTATGTAAAGTTGACGGATCACCGGATAAGCAAATCCAACATCGTCTTGGTTCTCGAGCATAAATTTGAATAGGCATTTTTTTATTTACCCATTTATATTCACCCCATGTTCCACTACGATTTAGCCTTGCTATTTTTTTTCTTCCAAACTTTCTTGTCAAAAGTCGATAAGCTCTCTGAGCTTCAACCTTAGTTATGTAAGGTAACTCTTTAGGTAACGTTGCGTTGCAATCTTTATACTTTTTTATAGTATTAAATTTTACATCTAACGTTGCCATCATTGAGTCTAACTTTGTCAGAGTTTGGTTTATGTTTTTACTCATAGTAACTCCTTCAGTTAAGCCGGATCATATTCACGATGTCTAATAGCTAAGTGACTTGCCAGATCACAAATAAAAATTTCTCATAAAAATTTTTACACTGACATTATATCAAATTTGATTTTGCGTTTTTTTTAAAAAAAATATTTTTATTAAATTCTAGAGCGATGATGTTTTAGGGTGTTATTGGAATGACTGCGACAATTCGCAGCTTTCTGGGATTTAATGGGTTTTTAATTTTTTGAGCAGACAGGTCCCCTAATATAAAAAATTAATTTTTTTGCTAGTCTAACTAGCTATGTCTAAAAGACCTTTTTTTGCGTCTTCAACACTTTGATCATTAATCTTTTTTTTAAGATCTTTGATCCTGATATCGATCCACTTCATATCAGTAGTAACTCTACCCTGAGTTAACGCCTGATTGGCCCACTTGGACTCCAATTGAAGTTTTTCCGATATTAACTTTTGTAGTTGCATTACGGTCAACCTCCTCGAAGGTTAAAAACAAAATGTTTGGATCTTCAAATCCTGCACCTGGTTTCTCTATTACATCCTGTGAGTCAACCTTCTTAGCAAAATCCTCAAGGACGGCCTTATCGTTTTGAGCCTCAAGTGTCTCATCAATATATATATTTTTATATTTAACTTGGACTCGATATAGCTTCATGTATTATTATATATCAAAATGTGATAAGAAATCAACTATGTACTCTTACCTTTTGGTTTTGGTGGGGGTGTAATTTCTTTTTCAATTTCAATTGGTTTACACTCAAATTTTACAACAATTCTGCTATTTTCTATATATTCATCAGTGTACTCTTCATTAATCTCTAATTGTCTATATGTGCCATAAGCTAAACGATAGCCAAAATCTGTACATTCTGAAAAAGTATCAAATGAATGCCCTGTATATTGATATGATGGGCATTGCCCACTTAAAACACTACACAAATATAGCACTGTAAAAAATTTAGTCATAAATATAATATTATCCTATAACATTTTTTCCTTGCATATCCCATTAAAATAATTATATTAAACAAAGAAATTAATATGAGGTTATCATGAATAGAACAAAAAATATACTACTAGAATTAAAAGTCGCAGAGGGGGTTTTAAATGAAATCTAAATCTGAGGCATTTAATGATTGGGTTAAAGAAATGGACGAGGTGCTTTCTGAAACTCAAACAATAACAATAGATGGTCAACCGATGGAAGAATCTGATGATCATTTTAAATTACAATTAGATAAACTTGCAAAGGTACCACTAGTCCTTGATGATCAGGCGATATATCCATTAAACATATGGACAGCTTCTGATTTAGTCCATAGTGAAATCGATGCAAAAAATAGTGAGGAAACTTATGAAACTTAAGAAAAAAGATGATAACAATGTAATTCACATTACACGTGATTACAGTATGTTTAAATCTGTAAAAGGTAATCGTGCAATTGATAAAGGGCACGTGCAAAAACTGATAAGGGAGATGAAGAAAAAAGATCTTGATCTGCCCATCTTTATCAATGAGAATGATGAGGTAGTTGACGGTCAGCATACTTTACAAGCTCGAAAAGAGTTAGGTAGGCCTGTTAGATACATAAGAGGTAAATTCGAAAATGAATTTGATGTTGCCATTATGAATGCTAATAGAAAAAATTGGCCTATGACTGCTTATCTAAATTTTCATATTGAAAATGGTAAAAAAGATTATCAAATCATTAGAGCGATGACGAAACAATATTCTTTGCCATTAGAGTGTGCAATATTTTTACTTGCAGGCGGATATTCAATGTGGAGGGAAACTCGAGCTGATTTTAAACAAGGTAAGTTTAAAATTAAAACTTTGCAGAGATGTAATGAAATTGGTGCTGATTTAATGTTTATGAAAAATAATTTTAACATTAGATTAACAAGATCTTTCATTACGGCTTATGCGGTTGTTTCAGAACATCCTAAGTTCAAATGGGATCGTTTTAAAACTGCTTTAAAAAGTAAATCAGCTTTGTTGTTAAGAGGAACCAACACCGAAGATTTTGTCAGAGTATTCGATAAAATTTATAACGGTAACGTCCAAAACAAAATTAATTTTGTTAGATATTTTGTTGATAGAGAATATCAGGATGGTGAAGAGGATGATAATTAGAAAGAAGAAAGAAATGGATATAACAAAATGGAAATCATGTGCTGTTGACATTGACACTTATTGCCTGTTGCGGGCAATGGGTAGTCACGGTTTTCGAAAGCCTGCGTCTATGATTGCTAAGATAGTAGATGATGAGGTTAAGAAAATCTCAAAGAAAAATGGCTCGCCATATGATAAAACCAGAGAGAGTTTACTATCTCAAGGAAAGAAACTCTTGAACGGTAAATAGCTTAATAGCGAAAAAGGGCCGGGAGATCTGGCCCTTTTTTAAATTTTTGTGACAGTCTTTATAATCTATTTTTAAATCAATATAATATCACTCTATAACGGAGGATATTATGGCTAAATCAATCAAAGAAATAGTAGAAGAATCTTTAAAAGATCTTATCGATGACGGTAAAATCGTTGTTAAAGATGAAAACGGTGACCCAATTGAAGATTTAACAATTGGATTTGCTGATGAAGATGATAACGAAGATCAAGATGATGAATAAATAAATTTGGGCCTAGGTTACTAGGCCCTTTTTTATCTTGCAAACATTCTTAAAAATTTATATAAAAAACAAATCGTATTCTAATACCCAATGAAAAAGAGGGGTAAAGCTCTTTATCTTCATTAACTAACGTACAATTTCTTTAACTTAATTAAGGAGAATTATGGTATTTGAATATGATTATAGAATTTCTGATTTTTCTAGAACCCTAGAAAAAAAGTGTGCGGAGGTACCTCAATCCATATCATCTTTTCCCCTCCGCACATGCCAATGACTAAAGATTTAGAAAAAGATCCAACTATTCAATTTTGTCGAGTTTTAGACGGACCTGATAGAAGTGAATTAATTGAAAGTGTTCTTGAAGATTATACTTTTTGTTTAACCATGGGATTATCTCCTAAAATTTTAAAACATCACCGTGAATTATTCTGCAAACTTATTAAAGATTTTGGGCATTAAACTTGCAACTGTTTTAATGGAAAAAAGAAAGCACTCTGAAGAAAAACTATTTCAATCCATTATTTTACAAGCATTTGAAGACGTTTTATCCCCCTCAGTTTCTAAAACTGAAACTTATTTTAAGATTGACGCTTATAATTGGTTTACCAAAAAACCAAAGGATTATATGACTATTTGTTGGTTAGCCGGGTTAGACCCAGATGTTGTGAGTGAACGGGTAAATTTTTTGATTAAAAATAAAATTATATCATTTACAGAAAAACAAAAAAAATGGAATTTATATCGTATTTTATATAAAGCTTATCGATCTGTTAAAACTCCGGGGGAAAGACGTTTAATAATGATTAAAATAAATAAATTAAAAAATTGACCTAAGTCATGGCGGTCTTAAAAATTTTCCCCTGGGAATATAATAAGAGAGAGCTAAAATATGACCCCCAGAGGAATATTTAAAGTGAGGTTAATATGAAACATAAACCAATTTCATTATACGTGATCCGGTAGCCGTGCGCAAATAAAAAAGGCCCATCATCCAATGTGTTTTAATAACGAACAACGGACAACGGGCCCAACAAAAGGTTTTCTATGAATAAAAAAACTCCTATATTATAACAAATTATCCTCCCCTTGTCCCGAAAAATCCTCCCCAGACCCCGCGTCCTCCCCGAGGCCCCGAAATTTGTCTATATAGATTATATAGACCTCTGTTCAATAAAAAGTACCCCCGGGGTCTAAAATGGTGTCCCTGGTGTCCCTATAAGCAAATAAAGTAAGTATAACAACACTTTTAGACTGTTTTAATGGTGTCCCTATGGTGTCCCTATGGTGTCCCTTAGGGACACGTCTTGCGGTAAAGCAACCTAAACTTTCTTGAGACTTGCTCATGTGTTAGAATAATCTATATATATAAATATGGCACAAATCAAAAAGATAGACCGATCTGATAAAGACTTAACCCCAAAACAACGTATGTTTTGTGATATTCTTGTTGCAAATTGGGGAGAAATTACTTACGCGGAGGCCTGTAAACAAGCCAAATATGAGTGCGCTAATGAAAAAGATTATTCTGCAATAGCCTCAAGATTGCTTAACAGAAGATTAAACCCCCATATTGCTAAATATATTGACAAAAAATATGAGGAAGAAGTTAACAAATTTAAAAAAGATAAATTAAAAAGATTTAAACGATTAGATCATTTATCAAAGCAAGCTGAAAAAAATAAACAATTTAATGTTTCTGTGCAAGCTGAATTTAGATCTGGCCAGCTAGCAGGCTTGTATGTTGATAAGAGAGAAGTTAAAGTTAGTGGTTTAGAGGGCATGACACGTTTAGAACTCGAAAAAAAATTAAAAGAATTGTCTAAAAAAATTGATGGATATAATGCAAAAACAATCGAGCTCGAGGCGGAAGAAATCCCTAAAATTACAAAAAGTTAGTTGGTCTGAGTTTATTGTTTTGTTTAATAAAAAACATAACCCGGAATTACAAACTCAAGTAGGTATAGTAAATGTCAAAACGAAAAATAAGTTTAAGAAAAAAAGTAAAAAACGAAATAGATAAATATCCAATGGTTTCTGTCGAGTGGTTTGACATCGTATCGAACAGCTCTTGGAGTAGTTTTGATGAACTAAAAAAATCAAAACTTGCGACTTGCATTACTAAGGGCCATTTATTCTCACAAACAA